AGCTACAAGAGCAAATAGATGAAGGCCGCGCACCGCATGATCAGCAACAATAGTTGACATTAGATTTTTATGAAAAGAGAATTACAAACATAGAGAGCCAAATAGAGAAGTTAAGAAATGGACGCAACAGTAATTAAAACCATGACATTGATTTTGTACATGGGCGGTGATGTTTCAGAGCATACCGCCTATGAACAGATTTCCAAATGTTTGAAAGCCAAGCGCACCATTGAGCGTAATCTATACAAAAAGTCCACTTCTGTGCGGTATTCTTGTGAAAATAAGACCGTTGAGGTATCAAAGAACGCAGATGGCACAAACTATATTGTGAGGATCATAGAATGATACAGGCACTTTTAGGACCATTGGGCAGTCTTGCTTCAACCTGGCTTGAGGGTAAGGTTGAGACTAAGAAAGCCGAGGCAGGTGCAAAGGTTGCAAAAGCCAAGGCTGAAGCTGTCATTATGGAGAAGAAAGCTACGGGAGAGATCGACTGGGATCTTAAAATGGCTGATGCTTCTGCAAATAGCTGGAAAGACGAGTGGCTTACCATATTATTTTCAGTCCCGCTAATCCTAGCTTTCTGTGGAGATTGGGGCAGACAGATCGTAGAAGATGGTTTTGTTGCTTTACAGGCGATGCCGGAGTACTATAGGTACACATTGGGTATTATTGTAAGTGCATCATTTGGGACACGAGCCGCAACCAAGTTTTTTAAGAAGTAGGAGAGAACTATGCCAGGAAGTAAGTATTCTGAGAAACAAATGAAGATTGCTCGTGTAGCAGAACCTCGTGATGCAATCACTGGCGCAGACTTTGAAGCTATGAATAATAGCAAGATGGGCGGCGGCATGATTAAATACTCTGAAGGTGGGGATATTCGTAAAGAGATGCTGACACAGATGCTTGAGGATGCTCGTGAAAGCGGCGATGATGACAAGATCATTGAGATTGAAGCAGAACTTTTTCAGATGGGCGAGGGCATGATGATGGGTGGTATGGTCAAAAAACCTAGAGGTTATCGCCATGGTGGGAGTGCCAAAGTTATGTCTACAAATCCAAGCAAGGGCAAGGGTTGCGGTATAGCAGTCTCTGGTAAGGGCTATAGTGGCACATACTAAAATCAAAGTTATTGTATAATGGATGTTGCAGACTTCGCAAAACATGTTTATAAGTTGTTGCATCAACGTGAGGAACAACTCGCGTTGATGATGACATCTGGTGGTGTTCAAAACTTTGAACAGTATCAGCGGTTGGTTGGCGAGGTTCAGGGCCTTGTCTATGCCAAGGAAGAAATTAAAACCCTGCTGGAGAGAAGTACTGACGATGTCGAAGACTTTATACGTTCCTGAACATGTTGCCGCACGGGCAAATAAGGAAAAACAAACCGCTTCGCTAGATACCGCTTATGTGGATGAGAGCAAAAAAGTTCTTGATCCCAACCTTCTTGAAAAATCCTTGACTGAACGGCTTCCGCAACCAACTGGTTGGCGGATTCTTGTTATGCCTTATCAGGGAAAAGGAAAGACAGAGAGCGGAATTATTATTCCTAACGAAGTGCGAGAGCGAGAGGCTTTGGCAACGGTTGTTGCATATGTCCTGAAGCTAGGACCCTTAGCTTATCAAGATCCAAACAAGTTTGGCGATAATGCAGAACCGTGGTGCCAAGAAGGGCAGTGGGTGTGTATTGGTCGTTATGCAGGCTCCAGATTTAAAATAGATGGCGGAGAAGTTCGCATCATCAATGATGACGAGGTTATCGCTACTATTCTGGAACCGGATGACGTTAAACAGGTTTAGGAGCTTATAATGGCTGAAGCACAAGCAGTTGAAGAAGAAAACGTAGAAGTCACAGTAGATGACAGTAAAAAAGCCGTTGTTTCAGAGACAGAAACAATATCTACGGCGCAAGAAGAAGCTCCTGTAGTTGAGACAGAGGCTTCCGAAGAGGAACTTGACACCTACAGCAAGGGTGTACAGAAAAGAATCAAGAAGCTAACGGAGAAGTATCGTTATGCGGAGCGGGATAAAGAAGAAGCCGCTCGAGTCGCTCAAGTTCTTAAAGATGAGAACGAGTCACTAAAAGCCAAACTTACAAACCTTGATACTGGTTACCTGAATGAGTACGGCACTCGTATTGAGTCTCAGCTAACGACTGCAAAGCAAGCCTATCGCGAAGCTCATGAGCGCGGCGATGTTGATGCTATGTTTTCTGCACAACAAGCCTTGTCTAAGATTTCTATTGAGGAAGAGCGATTCCGTTTAGCAAAACAACGTCAGGAACAGCCTGTCGCACAACCAGTGCAACAAGAACCAGTGCAGCAACAGGCGGAACAGCCTGCCGCCGCACCTGATCCGAAAGCAGAAAAGTGGGCAGAGAAAAATTCTTGGTTTGGGGATGATGAAATCATGACTCAAGCCGCATTTGTTGTTCATAATAATCTTGTCAATGAAGAAGGGTTTGACCCAAACAGCGATGAGTACTATAGTGAACTTGACAACCGGATAAAAAATAAGTTTCCAAATGAGTTCGGTGGTCAGAAAAACGGAGGAGGTACAAGGGTCGCCTCGGCTAATACCTCCGCATCCCGCAGTGGAAAACAGGGGCGCAGGACCGTCAAGTTGTCTCCGTCACAAGTGACTATGGCAAAAAAACTTGGAGTTCCTCTTGAAGAATACGCTAAGTATGTAAAGGACTAGCCATGAGTGACACAAGACAATCTCGGTCTACCGAAACCCGCGAAAAGACATCGCGCAGAAAGCCTTGGGCACCGCCCAGCCGCCTAGAAGCACCTAAAGCTCCCGATGGATATAGACATCGTTGGATCAGAACTGCTACCAGAGGTGATGAAGACAAAATGAACGTCCATGCGAAACTTCGTGAGGGATGGGAACCTGTCAGAGCTGATGAGTTTAGTAGTAATGATTTTGCAGTCATTGACGAAGGAAGTCATGCTGGTGTGATTGGAAATGGTGGGTTGATGTTAGCCCGAATACCTGAAGAGACAGCGCAGGAACGAACCGAATATTACCGTGGACGGACACGCGAACAAATGACTGCTGTGGATCAGGACTTAATGAAGGAACAACATCCTTCGATGCCTATCAGTAATGAAAGGCAAAGTCGTGTAAGTTTTGGAGGTCGATCAGACAACTCCAAGTAAACCATAGTGAGATAAGGAGTATTTTCTCATGCCAAATATCAATGGAGCCTTCGGTCTAAGACCGCATGGCATATTGGGTTCAGCACCTAATTCCACTGGTACGACTGAGTATCGCATTGCGTCCGACAACTCAAATCCAATCTTCCAAGGCATGGCGGTTATTCCGTTAGCTGGTGGAGTGATTGATGATCTACAAGCCGCCGCTGGTGGTAACGTAGCTATCGCGGGTGTGTTTAACGGATGTGAGTACGTCAGTTCTACTACTGGAGAAACAATTCGTTCAAACTACTGGCCTGGCTCTGGCGCGGATTCTAATTTCCCCGTTAAGGCTTTCTTGTATGACAACCCAGCACAGTTGTTTACCATCGCTACATCAAACGTAGTTTCTGCCGCTAATACAGAAGCAGAAGTTCGTGCAGCGGTGTTTGCAAACATTGCGTTTGCAACTGGTAACAGCGGTTCGACTACAACTGGTATCTCTTCTGCAACAGCAGATTTGAACACTATCGCCACCACCAACACTTTAGCTCTGCGTATCATGGGTATCCTTGATGACCCAAGAAACAATGACTTTACTGCTGCTGGTATTCCATTAATTGTTCGTATAAACAACCACTTCAATGCGCCGACAGGCTCCATTGCTGCTGGTACTGTTTCTACAACTGGCGTATAAGGAGGCTTGATCAATGGCTATTTCTCGCGCACAACTAGCGAAAGAACTGGAACCAGGCCTCAATGCTCTATTTGGAATGGAGTATACAAGGTACGAGAACCAGCATTCGGAAATCTTCACCACTGAGTCTTCAGATCGTGCATTTGAAGAAGAGGTAATGCTTTCAGGCTTTGGAGCCGCCCCGACTAAGTCGGAAGGTTCTTCCATCAGTTTTGATGATGCCAACGAAGCATATACCGCTCGGTACAATCATGAAACCATTGCACTTGCATTTTCAATCACTGAAGAAGCAGTTGAGGACAATCTCTATGATCGTCTTTCATCTCGCTACACTCGTGCTCTTGCTCGTTCAATGGCTCACACAAAGCAGGTTAAAGCAGCTAGCATTCTAAACAATGCGTTTTCGGCTGGTGCAAATGCTGGTGGTGATGGTGTTGCACTTTGTGATGCTTCACACCCGTTGACTAACGGTGGCACATTCAACAACGAGCCTAGCACTGCTGCTGATTTGAACGAAACCTCACTTGAGGACGCTCTTATTAGCATCGCTGGATTTGTTGATGAGCGTGGCTTGAAAGTTGCTCTCCGTGGTATGAAACTCATTGTGCCTCGTCAACTGCAATTCGTTGCAGAGCGTTTGATGGTATCAAACCTTCGTGTTGGAACCGCAGACAATGACGTTAACGCAGTACGGTCTATGGGAATGTTGCCTGATGGTTATGCCGTCAACGACTTCCTTACAGACACAGATGCGTTCTTCGTTATGACTGACGCACCTCGTGGTTTCGTTCACTTTGAGCGGGTTCCTCTGTCAACACAGATGGAAGCAGACTTCGACACTGGTAACATGCGTTTCAAGGCTCGTGAGCGTTACAGCTTCGGCTTCTCTGATCCTCGTGCGATTTTTGGATCACCAGGCGCATAAGTAATTCCTTTCTAGAGGAATCTAAAGGGCGGCTTTTTAGTCGCCCTTTTTTATGCTAAGATGTTCTCATATCTTACGCATTGTTGAGATATATCTTCCTCCCTTAACTAAGAGTCGTATTTATTGCGACTCTTCTTTTTTTGGTGTATGGTATTTTTACCCTGACAGTCACATTGGGTGACTGACACTAGCCACGACAGGAGATACTTAAATGGCTACTACTACTTTCACCGGAGCAGTTCGTTCCGAAAACGGCTTTAAAGTTGTTTCTAAAAACTCCACAACAGGTGCCTTCACTGATGTTGCAGTCATCGCATCAACTGGAATTGTAACAAATAAATATGTAAAGCACGTTGGCTTTGCCACTGGTGTTACAGTGAATACAACAGCGGGTGATAGCCCAGCTATTGGTGAGTTCACACAACCAGCAAACACAATCATCACTGACATTAAAATCTTTTGTGACGTTGCTCCTGTTATTGGAACAGGCGATATTGGTTACGAAGTTGGTACTTCTTCTTCTGGCGCACAAATTGTTGCGGCGGTTACTGATGAAATCCTTGATGGCGGAACTACTGTCGTAGTGCATAACGTGACCACGACTACT